CCTTACGTTCTTCATAATTTAAATGTCGCATCCCAAAAATGCACATGCATGCTCACAGGTGAAACTAATAAAACCTTCTCTTTGAACATGTAATGTAATAAAATCTCGATATTTTGAAAGCCACCAGGTGGTTGTCGTTCTATAAGTATTTTGTCAGCTGAATCGAAAATACTTTGGTGATCTTCTACAAATAAAGGAATAGTGTCTACAAAATCATTTGACTTTATATATTTATAATCTTCCAAACTTACCTTCTTTAGGAACTCCACCGTAATTTTTGGTCCAGATAAAGACTCTGGTAAAACTAGACCCATATTATGAAACCCAATGTCTATAGCCAACACCTTCATGTCTCTAGGTGAAAGATTTTCCTTAACTATAGTAAATGAAGAACAAGACAAAGACTCAACTTTTGTCGATGATCCTATTCGTTTCGATTATAGTCATCGTGTATCTCATCCAAAATCCCCGTGTTGTTAAGGTTCCAGTCAAAGTTCCCACCATGATGGTACCCCAAAGACCCATGCGTTCTCAGGAAATTCGTCGCGAACCAGAGTTTAGAGGTCCACCTATCAAGAAATACAAACCTGGTCGCATGCAACAGATGGGTCTTATCACGAATGGTGATGAGACTCTCCCCCTTTATGGGAAGGAAGTCCGTGGTCGCCGCGATCGTTACAATTATTACACAACCACGGGTGGTGAGAATCTTTACCCCATTCCAGTGAGTCATAATAACCGCGACTGCATGGAAGACATTGGATGCCAAGAAATCTATGGAAATGAATCAGTCTCAGTGACTGGTAAGACTGGTTCATTCGCAGTGAATATGTACAGGACAGACGACTTTTTTAGAAGCGTTTTTAATATCAGATAAAACGCGTGAAGTTGACGAACTGCAACAACACGAGCATACACATGCAGCCATGAGCATCGGTGGTGTTTTGAATGGCATCTTTGTAATTCCATACACCACAAGCATGGAACAGAATATGCTACAGATATAAGAGGCAAGCCATTGTAAATCCATAGGTTTATCATTTCCCTTGAAGAGATCAGAAATGAATGGGATTTTGGGCATATCGAGACCTGGGATCAAAGAAAACAAAGCTCCCATTTACAATACGTCAACAAAAATTATTGACCAGATCATATTCCCGCCTGTGGAATCCTGGTGTCCTCGTCAGTTTTGCCTTTTCAAGTAAAAGGTCCTTAATCGTATCCTCATCGAGATGTTTGAAAAAAGTCCTTCTTCACCTCGATGTCGTCAAGTTGATGTTTCTCACGATTACTTTGGACATATGGCCAAGTGTGTTTTCTCAATGATGAAACCTCTTCCTCAAGTTGTCTAATCCTCGGTAGTAGAACCTTATGAATAAGTATTTTAAGTTCGTGTACATCACTCATCTTACCCTAATTTCATAATTTATCTTTATACATTGTAAGTATGACACCTGAAAAACGCGTATTTGTAAAAAAGGTGGCGCACGGTGTCAAAGACTTGATGGAATATTTGAAGTGTGGAAATAGAATCGCTCTAGAACCCCAAGATGATATTGAAAAGTTTATAAAAAAACAGATATTCACCCAGAATGAGTTTTCAGTTGGAAAGTTTCGGATGGCGTTGGATATGCTAAATTCTGAAACTCTATCACCTATACTCATTTACTTCGACACCATCGGTATAACAATCGATCGAGCATTTACAATGGCATCACCCAATCCACTTCTCTTCGTGAAAAGTGATATGGAATTTGCAAAGCTGATTAACGACGAAGACATCAAGACGTTTTATGATTTTCTCACCTATTAATAAATGCAGTACAGAGACTTGAAGAATAAAGCTAAAAAATTAGCTCTTCGTGTCACTAAGACTGTGGATGGAAAGCGTGTCAAACTCACAGCTAAAGAACTTCGATCCAAGATTACCATGAACTTTGAGAATAGTGTGAAGAATGCCCAGAAGGTTATTCGTATTTGCCGAACTGTAGTTGTTCCTATGGATCAACCTGGACGTGTCCCGCCACCTCCCCCTAGTAAAAAGCTTGTCGTCAACAATAAGCGCGCCAAACTCATGGATGAACTCCGAGCGACTCTCGCCAAAAAAGGTCTCCGCCAATAATAAATGCCAGGTGTCAAACAACTTCAAGAAGCGAAGAAGAAGTTGAAGAAAATGCCTAAACCCACAGGAAACACTCCCAAGATCCCTACTGCTACATTGTTGCGTCTTATTGCCGCGGATCCTAAGATTAAACGGGATAAGGCGTTTGTGAAACGTGCTTTGGAACTCGCAAAATTAAATATGTGATAAATGTATATGAAGCTGAAATTGAGTACAATACTTCTGATGATGTGTTGTTGTTCTTGTTGTTCATCGTCCTCTTCAGCCGCCGCCTTCTTCGCTGGCCTGATTCCCAGAACAGGGCCACATTTCAGGAAAGTGACAGGAATTGATGATCTAATCAGTCAGAAAACATTTATTAACAATTTCTATGAGAAACGTAGTGGTAAGAACTCAGACCAAGAAAATAAGTTAATAGTGGAGGAGATTCGTAAAACCAATCCAGGTGGAGTTGCATCATTTTGTGCTGCTGCTGAGAAAGTCAAAGCTGCTAGAACCACTCCTCCTTATAACGAACCAGGTAAAATACTCACTATTGGAGGTATGAAAAAACCTGGAACTATATTAGAAGAAGCAATGGAACCATTGGGGCCGGCGATAAACTACGTTGAAATAGCCGCTAGGGAATTCTGTCAAAAGAAACCCTAAACTTCTTAGAAATGATCTTTTTAGCACCCTCAAATGACGGATGACCCCAGAGGTACCAACGGGACCAGAAACCAGCCCTGTCGATACCCCTCATCTTCCAATCTTCTTTATCACTCGATGTGACATCGAGCATCATTTTATGGATCCGTTCTGGATCTCTCTCTGCTATTGTCCTCTTGGGTACTCGACCACCGTGTCTGAGTACATAGGAACGCATACGTGAAGGATTCTTGTGTTTGGTGTAATCGGAATATCCGCTGGCACCAAAGTCAACAGTCCTGCCGTCTTCTAAGACAGCCCTGAACTTTTTTTACGATCAGGACTTTTAATTATCTTGACGCGCATACTTATATTTTACTAATATAATTTACTTGCACGCCTGGCACCCATAGGCTTCCTTCTTGGGGAGGAAGAAGAGTTGCTCGGGGCCACGCTTCACACGGTACATGTGATCGTACACATGGAGGAGACCCACGGTGAGCGCGAGACTGGAGATGACGACACCGTTCATCTTACGAGCAGTCCAGGCGTACGCAGCGATGGTCGCGACGAGCATGATCTGGACAATTGTGACAGCGGGCATCTTGGGCATCACGAAGCGCTTCTCGACAGTTTCAACTTCTTCGACAGGGGCGGGGGCATACTTTTCCATTGGTCCACCGTATCCGGGCATTTTTATTATCTACGGAGAAAATAATGTGGCCACTGGTATTGGTTCCTATAGGTTTGGTGCTTCACGATTATCTGAAGGCACCAATCGACCGCCTGTATTTTCAGAATCCACGAAGACCCCTGGTGGGTATGCGAAACTCGATCATCGATATACTCAACTGGTCTTCGACCTATTCAGTGAGAGACCATCCAGGTCTATGGCTCATAAAGTTTCATTTTCGAAAGATTCAAAAGGAGTTTGGGAAAGTTTCCAAGAAACTTGAGAAAAAATACTTTCATGATCTTGATCCATGGTTTGAGAAGAATGAGAGGTACTACTTCTACAAAGCAGAAAGTTTCCCACTTTTAAAAAAGTCTCATCGACCAGATTCCTTGTATAAACAAAGAGACTGCACTATTCGCCGTTGTTGATGGGCCGATGAAGATTGCGCCTCATCGTGCAGAGACAAACCTTTTACTTCGATATCATCTTACTATAGAGGGTGGTGGTGATTGTACACTCTATACTGAGAAAGGACCCCACGTACACAGAGAGGGTGAAGATATCCTCTTTGATCACGCACGATATCATGAACTCACGAAGACAGATGACGGTAGGCGAGTTGTTTTGATTTTGGATGTTCATAGATGTTTCTGACATACAGCGACATACATATCACTCCCACCGATGAGTTCGAGTTCTGTATTTTTCACTATCCTCTTTGTGAATGGACCAGGGGTCTCTTGTCGACAGTACATACATAGTGCTGACAACTTTGTAACTTCACTAGCAATTGGGATACACTCGAGAAGTTCTCCCCATTTCCTTTGAAACGCATCACCATCGAGACCTGCGATGATGACATCCTTCCCCATATCTAGACAAGTCGTGATAAACCTTTTAAGGTCAGGATAAAACTGTGCTTCATCGATCGCGACAACATCAGAATCCTCAAAAATCACGCTTTCCTAAGAGTTCATATAAGTTAAATACTTTACGACAATCAAACTTCACGTTATCGTGGGTCTTGAGGACTTCATCGGGGGATCGTGTATCTTTCGCAGAATTTACGACCACAATCCGCTTCCCCAGAACTTTGAGTCGCTTCAACCTTCGAATAAGTTCAGACGTCTTACCTGAAAACATGTTCCCCATGATAATTGAGAGACCCATCCTGACTTATTAAAATAATGTTGTATTTTTTAAATGAATGATTCACACAAGGCTCTCTTCAATGGATATGAGGGGTACTACAATCCAACCACAGGTCGCGTAAAATTGGGAAACCGTCTTTTTCCTGATATAAAGACCGCGGTAAAATATCTCAGGAAAAGGTAAGATGCCTCTCAGCGATGCTACCATCACCAAGAAGGTTGGACAACTGCGTAAAACCGAAGGTAAAATCTACGCACCCCTCAAATACTTCAGGGGACTCGCGACCCTTGGACAGGTGGAGACCCGCTACAAGAAGATGCTCCAAAAAAATTACAAAGATTTCGAGACTGATAAGGGGGTTAAGACCCGAACATCCTCGTATACCCAAAAAATTTAGGAAGATGTACGGACCAGAGGTTAGGTCCCTACCCGAAATTGCTAAGGCTACTAAGATTCCTCTGAGGACTGTGAAGACTGTGTTCAACAGGGGACTCGCTGCGTGGAGAACCGGGCATCGTCCGGGAGCCTCTCCACAAGCGTGGGGGTATGCTAGGGTCC